TATTTACTGCCAGAGCCGCTTAGGCTTGGCGAATTTTTAACGAACTATTGTCTCATAATGTCTCACACATTTTCCATTATTTGTATTAAGTTATCTAACTGCTTCCCTTCGCCATGTACAAGGCTTTCCCTTGCTCGGACTACTACGGAAGCTCCGTTCCCATGTCAGATATTCAGGGTCCTATGCCCATAGCCTTACGGCATTCTGATTTAGGGAATCCCCATTTGCTTTCACAATAACTGTTTGGCTCGGCAGACTGTCGGATGCGACTTACGTTCCTATTCCACTTATTGTGGTTGCTCTGAAGCCAGCTCCTGCTCCATTGTAATTTCGGTTTACATGGGGTGCTTCAGCCCGACGTGAATCAAATACCTTTCGTCGGGGCTGGTACGTGTGCAGCAGAACTATCGTTCAACCAATCAGGCTTCATCCTTGTGTCTGTCTTTTCCTCTCGCCATGCAGTCGCAGCTTGGTATTTAGCTGACTAATGACTTTACCGACATGCTTTTGTCACCTTTGGATTTCTCCTCCAGCTAAGTCGTTGAGGATAGGTCTGTTGAACTCTAACCTAATCTCTTGCCATAGAGATATTTATTGTGTAGCCTATATGGGCGCATCGAAATCGTACCATTGATTAAGTTCGGTGTTTACCTTGAACGAGGCGTCTATTTCCTCTCTCAACGGTGATTTATACCAAAGGCTATTGCCTTGTTGCTTTACGGGCGTGTAGCCCAATTTTTGCAGGTAGTCTGCAATTCTGATTTGTTTTGCCTCCTGTATGTTCATGATCTCTGTAGGATTTAATTGTTATGATGAAAACGATAATTTGATGAATGTTGGATATAAGTATCTGTATTTTAATCATATACCAATTCATCATTCCTTTATCAGAACTACCTGCTAAAAGAGAAAATCATCATTGGCGGTGTCCTGTATGGTATATCCGCCTTATTTTCTCTTTTCATCGGTAATTCTTTCCTGATGAAAATTTGATGAGAGCATATATCATTGTTCTTCAGTATGGTTATACCTCTATTCATCATTTCATCAAAATAATCAGAGTGTTTGCAAAAACTCTTTCGTGACAGTGTAATATCTTCCTGTTGTCTCAATGGGAGAGTAACGGTATTCACGGCTGCAACTCACTTGATAGGTGGTATAAGTGAGGGTGTTGTGTGCAGGTGTCAGCTTCCAGCACTCTTGCAATACCTTTCTTACTTGGTGTCTCTCCGCTTTTATCTGCGATTGAGCCAATAAAAGAAGGATGTCGTCATAGCAGAACGAGAAAGTGTCTGTGCCGACACTCTTCATGATGTCAAGTATCAGTTCGTGCATCTCTATCTCCAATCGGTTGCGGTTGCTGCGGATAATCTTCTGCAAGGCTTCGGTATGCAGCAACGAGGGAGCAAACCACATCCGGTTTTCCTTTTCGGTGGATAGTGTTCCGTGTTGCAGGAAATGGAGAAAGGCGGGTATCTCCGCTTTCAGTTTTTGCAGGAAGTCGGTATCATCGGACTGCAAGCGGTCTATCTTGCGCACCCAATAACGTGTTTCTCCTGCATCTATGATTACGGGCAGATACTCGTTGTTGGAGCATAGCACGAACTTGGCGAAGAACGCTATCTTGTCACGGTCTTTGCCTTTGGCTTCCACCTTGTAGGATAGTGTGGTGCTGAGGTTCTTTAACCTTTCGCTGTCCTCCCGGCGGTTGAGCAGCACCTCATCCACCACGATAAGCAACTTGCCGGCCCAATCGAAATTGAACCGGCTTCGGAAGTCCTCGTTGGTGTTAAAGGTTACATTGTTCTGAAAGAGGAGTTTCAGAAAATTCAGGAATGTGCTTTTGCCTGTGTTGCGTTCTTCCGACACCAACAGCGGAATAGGCAGCTTTTGGATGGGTTGCAGGTAAAGCAGTTGCAGATAATCCATCCCCAATTCGTACTGTTCCCCGAAGATGTGCCGTACCAATGAACGGATATACGAGAAATCGCCCTCCTTTGGGTGGTGGTCTATCGGTTCATAGAGGTTAAGGAACTTGCCGACTATGGGGCGGTAATTCAGATGTTCGGGGACGGTGCAGAAGCCGTCATACTTGGGAACGCTTCCGATGTAGTCCTTGCCAGAGTCTTGGCGCAGGGTCTCGTTGTTCCACACGATGCGTTTCCTTACATACCCTCCATTCAGTTTGGGTTGCTCCACAATCTTGTAGAGCGTTGTCCCCACTCGGATAAATTCTTCCTTTGCCATGCCGTCATCCGATGGCGGTCTGTGGCTGTCTTTTTGTTTGTTAGCTGACATAATCAAATGGTTTTAAGTTTGAAAAATACCAGCTACAAAAGTATAAGCATTTATCGGATAAGTTGTTACGCAAAATGCGGCAGAACGGTGACAAATAGCCCCCAAAGAAAAAACTTTCAATGTCATGGGGCGGAAGTCGGGCAGGACAAATGAAAAAAAATCCCGAAAAACGAATGTGGGGATTACGCTTTTCGGGAGAAAAAATCAAAGTGTCTGTCGTTCTGTCGTACTGACTTATTGAATTACTGACTTACCGAGTGAATTGTGTCAGCCATTCAGCTACGAGAAGTATTCGGCTTTGGCTATGCCGTTGGTATTCAGTGAAAAGAAGATGCTTGTTTTCTCTTTTCGCAAGTACAACCTTTCAAGAACGGCATTGCGCACCTGCTTCGCCCCGTATGTACCAAAACGGAACGCAAGGGCGATTATCGTTTCAAGGCTGTAAACCTCCATGCTGCACTTGTCGGACAGGCGGATGGTACGCTTTATCTCGTACTCGTTCAAAACTCCCCTCTTACAGAGAGCCTTTATCCCTACTTTGATGGTCGGGGCGGTTACTCCGAACAGGTCGCAGAGTTCCCATTCGCTCATGGCGGTTGCTTGTATATCGGTCGGCAGGGCTACTTTGCCGTACTCATCTATGCTGATGATGTTCCTTTTCATATACTATGCCATTGGAGTGTTCCCGAATGATTGATTTAGCTTGTTCCCGAACATGGTCAGGTCGTGGTCTATCTTCTGCGTGGTTATTTTCGCATAGAGTTGGGTCGTGACTATGTTCGTATGTCCCAATACACGGCTGACACTTTCAATCGGCATACCTTTACTGAGGGCAAGGGTGGCAAATCCATGCCTTGAGCAATGGAATGAAATTGCTTTCCTGATACCACACTCTTTTATCATCTTTTTCAGCGGTTTACAGATAGACCAGTAGTTCAGATTGGGAAATATGGACTTGTCCGTTTGGAACGGTTCGTAACGCTTGATAATCTGCAAAGGGATGTCAAGCAGTTTCACTTGGAAAGGGATTTTAGTCTTGTGCCGTTTGGAGATTATCCACTTATCACCGTTCACCTCCACTATGTCATCGGTAGTCAGTTCCTTTATATCAACGAATGAAAGTGCCGTAAAGCTGGCGAACACGAAGATGTCACGGATATAGGATAGCTTGCTGTCCGCAAACTCGTGTGTCATCAGTGTTTTCAGCTCGTCTTCCGTCAGATATTCACGTTCCTTGATGTTGGGACTGATATGAAACTGCGCAAACGGATTTCTTGGAATAAGACCGTTAAAATGCGCACGCATCACCACACCTTTCAGCCACATGCAGTTGGTCCAGATACTGCCGTTCTGCAATCCTCTGTCAGTGGAAAGGAACACGGCAAACTCCTTGATGAAGTCGGGTGTCAGTTCAAGCATGGACAGGTCGCTACGCTTGTAGTTCGCCTTGATGAACGCTGCCACATGGTTTCTTGCCCGAACCCTCGCCAAATAAGTACCCTTGACACGGTCTGTACCCACTCGCTTTTGGAAAGTGATGTTATCCTTGTCGAACGCCCCAAGCAGTGTCTCGTACTCGCTGCCTATACCCTGATAGGCATTGCGCACCATTTCTGCCGTAACGTATGCCTCACGGTCTGAAATGCGCTGGTAATGCTTGATGATTTGCGCCTTGATGTTATCCAAAGCGAGGTTGATTTCCCTCGCTTCGGCACTCTTGCCTTTGGCTCGGTTGCCTTTCACATCCCAAAGTGTTTTCGGGATGGTCTGCTTGCAGCTGAACTGCGCTACCGAACCGTTAATTGTCACTCGTCCCATGATGGGGACAATACCGTTTTTCTCCTTGCTGCCGTTTACGTAAAACAGCACTTTGAACGTACTTCTTGCCATACTCGTTTTTTTGTTGCAAAGTTAAATATCAACGAGTTATACCTTGATACGCAAATCGGTGACAAACGGTGCAAAAGCATCCTGCCTGTGTTAAATATTACCTTTTCTTGGGTAACGATTTGAAAACCGTGCTCTTTCTATATTCCGCTTTTCTTTGCGTTTTACACTTTTCCGTCTTGTCATCGTTTGTCACCGTAACGACATTGATGTTAAGACAATTAGCGTCATTCTTCAATTTTTTCGAGGTTATTCCAGCATTTTATGCTAACTTTGAGAATCAAACCTTTATCAAAAAAACTATGTTACTCAGAATTTTAGGTTATCTCTGTCAGTTGTGTTTCATTATTGGCCTTTATTATGGGCTCAAAAGCCAGGAAGCGTTTCTGCAATACACCGTTTGCATACTGGCCATACTGATTCTCTTACAGCGTATATTCATTGACTTATTCTGGAAAAAAGAAAACACTTAACACTTTATCCATCATGTACACGAAACAACTCACTGGCATCCTGCTGGTATTCCTGAGCATCTTCTGTTTCACCAGCTGCAATCACGACGACGTAAACTTTCCAACTTTCACATTCAATGAAAACGGAGAATGTGAGCCAGCGTCTCTCACCCCCATTTCTTCCGCCCGCTTCGAAGAGGCCGTAGTGGGATACGGCTGGAAGCACGTCCACACCTACGAAATCAATCCCGACGGCACTTGCCAGACGCAGGATTATTACCAAGACTTGACAGGTACAGGTCCTACCCAATATTACGTGGAAAGCAACTCTTCCCTGAAAAAATACATGTACATTGACGCCTATCCAGCATGGGGATTCCGGACTGTCGCTTATACCTTCTCGGACAGCAACCGACTGCTCAGCAACCAGAACACAGTATTTCAGGTACTTTCCGTGAACGGCAACACAATGGAAATACTTGACCAGCTGGGAATACAGGCAGGCGGAGCCGAAATCTACGGTTATTCCATCTACCAACGGATGACGAATCAGGAACTGGAAGAGGTGCAGAAAACATACCACACAGATTTGTCGGACGTCCACGAACTGACCGTATCGGTACAGGAAAATCCGCTCATCATCTCCGGAAAAGAAACGGAATTCGATGTGCTGAGCAGCAACGGTCCTTTCACTTTCAAACCAGCCAGAGAAGGCAGTTGCGAAATCACTTCACAAGGGAATCATGTCAAGGTCAAGCTGCTGAGCAACGGAGTATATCTCACATGCTACGACCGTCTGCGTCATTGTGAGGTGGTCATTTTCTCTACCGACGAGGAACTGGAACCCGAAGGTACGGACATCTACGACTTCACATACACGGAAATCACCGTCAATCCGGAAAAGAAACTCTTTGCGCCCGATGGTCACGAAATCTCCTACGACCTCGGCAGCATGGAAGTCACCCCGCGCAAGGAATACGCCGGAAGTATCCTGAGCCAGTATGCCCCCGTGGCCTTGCTTGCCGTGGACACAAACGGACAGACACGCTATCTGCGCATGAACAGCGGCAAAATCAGCTTCAAGGACCTTCTTCCGCAAGAAGTGCTCGACCAACTGACGGAAGGTACAGACGGGGCTTCTCTCACCTACAAGCTGGAACTGATTACGCCCGACTGCGAAGTGTTCCAGGTTCTGCCTTTCAAAATCACCTATAAAAAATAGTGCAAGTTTCATGAAACTTATCCGCCTGCTTCCCATATTGCTTGTCATCGTACTCTCCTGCCTGACAAGTTGCCAAAAAGAAGAAATTCCGTCTGCCGACAACGAGCGGACACTCTTCATGTACCTGCCATGGTCTACCAACCTGACGAGTTATTTCTACCAGAATATCGACGATATGGAAGACGCCATCTCCCGCAGAGGACTAGACAAGGAGCGGGTGCTCGTCTTTCTGTCCACCAGTTCCACGGAAGCAGAACTGTTTGAAATCACGGTCAATAACGGTATCTGCACCCGGCAGATACTAAAACTGCATTTACGACCGAAGAGGGTCTCACGGGCATTCTGAACGACATGAAATCGTTTGCTTCCGCCAAAACCTACTCCCTGATTGTGGGTTGCCACGGCATGGGATGGCTGCCCGTCGCCCAAAGCAAGGCACGTGCCGCTACGAAACCCCGCTATTACTGGGAGTACTCACACACTCCCCTGACCCGCTTTTTCGGGGGACTGACAGCAGAATACCAGACGGAGGTGACCACCCTCGCCAAAAGTCTCTCCAACTGCGGATTGAAAATGGAATACATATGGGGCATAGAACGAAGCGGTTTTTTCAATGGTCGGGAAAAATGGGCGAAAGGTTTTGAAAACCAAAGGGTTTAGGCATGATCGGGAAAATGGGCTGAATATTTCGAAGCGGTTTTTCTCTTTACATGGCTTACATCTGCTTTACGTTTGAGGGGCTTTTCTTCGGATATTCGGGGGATTGCTTTACATCGGGCTTGCAGATGGGGCTAAAACGGCCTGGAAGGGTTTTATTTTCGGCTGTGTGGCCGTTTTATGGCTGGGTTGATGGATTTTGTTATATGATGGTGTGAACGGCTGTGTGGCCGTTTTTTTGTGCCTATTTTTAAAGATGTTGCCTTAAAATTCTTCCAAATAAGTATTATTTGGTATATTTGCAGCATAATAGAAACGAATATGGCAAAAGTGATTCATGTGCATTTGCTGCATAAAATAGACGGGACGAAGCAGAAAGATTGGTATTTCAGCAGTATATCGGCTGTTTATACGGTTCTGACGGCAGATCAGGTGGGGGCAACCAAGAATTACCTGCTTCATGCCGGGCTGTCTGGTAACGGCACAATATGCACGAAAAAGGCTATAATTAAGCAATCTACGCTCATTTCGGGCGGTAGTAAGGGTAATATTGGAACGATATAGTAACGCCGTTAGAAAGGCTTGTAGGCGTTATTTCTTTGAATGCTGATTGGGGAGCTTATGGCTCCCCTTTTTTTATGCTCTTACGCGTGGTAATTTGGGATTTAGGGTTACTATTACGGTTACTGTTTAGGGTTACTACTTCGATGAGTTTAGGGTTACTTTTAGGGTTACTTTTTCGCTTTTTGGATGGTTCGCCCAAAATAGGAAAGAATGTAGCAAATGTAAATAAGTGCCGTTTTTCGCTGTTTTCAGAGAGGAAAAACGACACTCGTTTGTGTGATATACCTTATTATAATAAAATAAATCCTTTGATTTACAGTGTATTTACGAGTTTACTTCAGGTAAAATCCTTCAAAGGTGTGTGCGTGCGTCCTTTTTTAGCCTTTTGTAGGGGCATGCGTGTACCACTTAGAAGAACTTGCTGATACTTCCGATTACTTCAAAGACATTGATGATGCGTGATTTGTCGAATTCCTGTTCATCGTAGTCATTGGTGTTGATGGGAATGAAGCGCAGCTTGTCCGGATTTGGCGACCTGCGGAGGATTTTAATGGTGCGGATGGTATCCAACACCACTGCATAGATTTCGCCATACTGGATGTCGTTGAGTGTGCATTGGTGCAGGGCAATGATGTCGCCATGGTTTATTTTGGGTTCCATGGAGTGCCCGGTGACATTGCACCAGAGGCTGGCTTTCTCGAATCCCCTTATTACAATGTTGGTGGCAGGTATGTTTACCTGTGAATTAAACACTTCATCAAAGCCGCCGATGAAATCTACATCGTAATACGGTGTGCCGATGCCTGGGTTCATGGACGTGGTTGGCATAGATGAAGTGGTTGTATCATTCGATATTTGAATATCGGTAGAACCATCTTTTATCATACTTCCTTTGCTGGTAAGAAGCCATTCGATATTTACATCTGGAGCATAAGCGAGAAATCTTGCTATATTATCTTCGCTGATTCCATTATTTTGTTGTAGAATTCCCCTTGTGACCCCCGATTCTTTATAGAATTCATAGGGAGTTACACCTTTATTTTCTAAGTAAAGCAAGATATTTTGCTTTATAGGCGATTTTTCTTGTTGTTTTTCTTTCATAATCGAGAAATCTTGTCTATATTTGCAGCGTGTTTAAGATGTAAACAGCGCGCCAAATATAGAAAAAAGGCGTGTGATTAGCGAATTTTAAGGATTAAAGAAAATGAAAGCAAAAGTAATTATAGCTCAAGCAACAGCTGAGACCGCCGAAGCTCTTTACGGACTGGTCAAGAAGATGGTAGATACAACAGCAATCAAGGCTTATCCCAGTGTAGATTATCAGGCAGTTTTCTTTTCAGCTGATAGATACGACTTAGACTTTGTAAAAAGAGTATTGGCGGATAAGTGCTTTTCTTTCAAAATTGAAGATGCAGAATAATACAATAAAATAAGTGAGTTTATGACACAGCAAGAATTTATGGAACGGACGGGGATAACCCCTACAGCAGAGGATTTTGATTACATCCATGCGGTTTATCTGAACACTTCGATGAACAAGGATGAGTTCTGCAAAGATTTCAAGAAACATGGGGACAGCCGGATTATCCGCGATGTCCATGTACGGGTGCTGAACTATGAGATGAAATGTGAACGGCAAAAGGAAGTTATCGGCAACCTGACCGACTTCCTGATTGGCAAGGCGCATGCGTATGACGATACCGATTTCCGCAAAGAAGCGGTAGGGCTGGTCGGTGAGATGGAAGTGGTGAAACGGACCATTGAATTGGGGCTTCCGCTTTGGGATGAAGACAGGATGGTTGTCCTTTCGATGATAGAAGGACAAGGCAAATAGATTGCCGGATAACTGGCAGCCCGGAAAGACGGGCAGGGGCGGCAGGCACGGCCGGAGAGTTGGTAAATCGAAAATGAGAAAGCGTAGAAAGCCGTCGGGGTTCGATTCCCCGCGCCCCACGATATTAACCTCTAAAATTTAGATTTATGGCAAAGAATTTCAATCAAGGGAGAGCTGAACGCCAGTTCAAGCAGAAGCTTCGCACGATGATAAGCAGTGCGGCCCATACACAGAACATTGCCGACCAGGCTATGGATTTGGCCGGACAGTTCATGACAAAGGATGCGATCAGTAACTCGGATGCCTACCGGGTGTTGGAGAATGTGAGCTGTGTGTGCGAGGAAGCCATGCAAGTGCTGATTGAGGAACTGAAAAAGGGAACACGCCTTTACGAGATACTTCCGGATGATTCGGATGACATCAAGCGGAAAGCGATTGAGGAATTATAAATGAGCAATATATCAAGAGATAAACGATATGAGAAAGCAGATTTTGACAGATAACGAAACAAAGACCTTCCTGATGAAGACATTCGGATGCAGCCGTCAGGCTGTGTGGCAGGCACTGAATTTTGTCCGTGACAGCGACCAGGCGCGCCGGATACGCACTCTTGCCCTGAAGCGAGGCGGTAAACTGACTGACGGGAACTTCATTCCGAACTGCGAAACCACCTTCGAGGAGTGCGAGAAGACCATGACCTGCACTTTCGGTCCCCGTGTAAAACTCGTGGTCCACAGAAAGACCAATGATGTGGATGTGTACGTGGACGGAAAACGGACTGAAACCTACCAATGTGAATTTGTATCGGATTTCATGCAGCTGCAGCACGAGACCCAACAGATGGCAGCCGCCTTATAAACAGAAATGAAATGGAGTATTATGGAAAGATATTGTGCATATCCTACAATGACCTGACCTACGATGACCGACCGGTGATGGTGAACGGGAAGGCTGACTACAGCAGAAGCCGCACGCTGAAAGGTGTTCATCCTTCCACTCTTTCCGAAGAAGAACTTGCTCCCATCCTGTCGGTACCCAATTACAAGAAATTAGCGGCCAAGAAAGAAATCAACGTAGTGCGACCCGGCAAGGGGCTTGGAAGTTATGCACTGGTAGAAATAGCCACCATGCCCCTACGGTTTCAGGAAAGGATAAAACTAAAATACGGAGATATGAAAGAAGACGTAATAAGAAACTGGCTCGGCAGCCATTACCACATCGATGCGAAAGCCCGGGATTTTTACACCCGGTTCCGTTTTGACAACGGAGATACACTGCCACCGGAACACATCCAGGAATATACGGTAAACGCTTCGGTAATTGAGGCCGTGATGCGTGCCATGGAGGATGCCACCTTTATGCGTAAAGCGATGAAGGCAGGACCGGTGAACTGGGGAGAACTGGCTGGAGCCATCAGTTACTATCAAGCAGAGTTCGGCCATACCTTACCCGTGAGTTCCAACCGCTTCAAGAAGCGTGTGAATGACTTCAAGGCCAACGGCTATGAAAGCCTTATCAGCCGCAAGTTCATGAACCAGAACCGCCGGAAGGTGACCTACGACATTGAACGCCTGCTGCTGAGCATCGATGCCCAACCGGAACAGCCCTTCAATACCACCGTGTGGGAACAGTACAATCTATTTGTACAAGGAGAACTGGAGCTATATGACCCCGAAACCGGCGAGGTGTTGAATCCGGCAGACTTTACCGACAAGGATGGAAATCCGCTGGTATTGAGCCCGGCCACGGTAGCCAACTACCTGAACAACCCAAAGAACAAGGCTCTTCGCGGTAAGCTGCACATGAGCCAGTGGGACTTTAACAATGCCTACCGTCCTTATCATCTGCGCAGCATCGGTGAATATTCCTTGAGTAAGGTTTCGCTTGACGACCGCGACCTGCCGCGCCCGATGAAGGACGGCAACCGCGTGAAAGCCTATTATGCCTACGATGTGGTGAGCGGTGCTGTAGTGGGATATGCCTACAACCGGTACAAGACAGGCGAGCTGTTTTTGGACTGCATGCGAAACATGTTCCAGACTCTGGACCGGAACGGCATGTATATCCCCGCCGAGTTGGAAGTGGAACACCACCTGGTAAGCGACTTTGCCGACGGATTGATGCAAGCCGGTACCGTCTTCCCCCTGATCCGCTGGTGTAACCCCGGGAACTCGCGTGAAAAACGTGCCGAGCACAAGAACCGCGAAAAGAAATACGGTGTGGAGAAACGCACGCAGGTAGGTATCGGCCGATGGTATGCCAAGCTGGAGGCCAACCGCCCGAAGGAAGAAAAGGTGTATGACGAAAAGAACAACACCTACAAGGTGAAGACCTATAGTTATGAAGAATTGGTAGCCGATGATATACGCGCCATTGAGACCTTCAACGCACAGCCTCACCCCAACCAAAAGCGCTATCCGGGCATGAACCGTTGGGATGTGCTTTGCGCCCATCAGAACCCGAACCTTGCACCTTGGGACAAGGCCGTTCTTTACCGGTTCATCGGACAGCACACCGAAACAACCATCCGGCAGAACACCTACTGCACGGTGATGTACAACCAATACGGACTGCCCAGCCCGGAAATCATCGAAAAGCTGGAGCCGAGGAACTACAAGGTAGATGCCTATTATCTGCCCGATGCCGACGGAACCATCAACGAGGTATATATCTACCAGAACGGACGATATATCGCCACCTGCAAGCCCGTAGCCCGTTACAATGAGAATACAGCCGAGCAGACCGAGTACGACAAGGCAGCCTATACCGAACAGTCCAAGTATGTAGCTCAATTCGACAAGATGATGAAGGACGGCAAGATCAAGCGTGTGGGCATCCTTGCCAAAGAGGAAGCAAAGCTGATAACAGAGGTACAGGCGGAAGCCGTTCCCCTTCCTGCACAAGCCGAGGAAGAAGATTACTCAGCCTATATGGACATCAGTGCCTTCGAGCATGATGCAGTAGCCAAGATATAATTAACGACGTTAGAACGAATTTAAAACAGCATTCAAATGGAAATAACAAATGAAGTAAAGCAACGTATTGTGGCAGCGATAGCCGCCGACCGTGAAAATTATCCCAGTGACAACCGCCATGCCACGGCACTGGGCATAGCCCCCAGCGTTTACAATGCCATCAAGCGGGGCAATTATGAAAAGCAGGTCAGTGATGCCAACTGGGTAGGTATAGCCCGAAGATTAGGCGTGCAACTGCGTACAGAAATACCTTGGCTGGCAGCACAGACCCCGACCTACGTGTTTGTGAGCAAGCAGCTGGAAGTGTGCCAGGGAAGCGGGCTGAGTGCCATCCTGTGCGATATGCCCAATATCGGCAAGACCTTTACAGCGAAAGCTTACGTGAAGCAGCACAAGCACGCCGTATATGTGGACTGCAGCCAGGTGAAGACCAAACTGAAGCTGATACGCTACATTGCCAAGGAATTCGGTGTGACCAGCAACGGACGCTATAGCGACGTGTATGAGGATCTGGTGGCCTACCTGCGCACGATTGATACGCCCCTGGTTATCCTGGATGAAGCCGGGGACCTGCAGTATGAAGCCTTCCTGGAGTTAAAGGCGCTTTGGAACGCTACGGAACGCTGCTGTGCCTGGTATATGATGGGTGCCGACGGATTAAAGGAGAAGATCAACCGCGCCATCGAAGGCAAGAAGGTGGGCTATACCGAAATGTTGAGCCGCTACGGTGACTCCTACAGCAAGGTGACCCCGGACGATGCGCAGGAACGCGAAAAGTTTCTGAAGGCACAGGCTGCCATCGTCGCAAAAATCAATGCCCCGGACGGTGCCGACATTGCCAAGATTGTTCATAGCACCGGAGGCGGCTTGCGGCGCGTATATACCGAAATCGAAAAATTAAGGAGGATGCAGGCATGATAAGCAAGATAGAAATGCAAGCGATGGATGCTGTTATCGGTATCCATCGCGAGATGAGAAAAGCGAATGAGATAGACTGGGAACAGCGCAGATATGAAATTGCCAAAAGCATGCTTCCGGTAGTAAGAAGCAATTCATCAGGTATAATGTCTATAAAACAAGTTGCCAGACTTGCTGTGGACTATGCTGATGCTCTTATTGAAGAATTGAAAGGAGGTAACCGTGAAACTGAAGAGAGCCTACAGTCCCGGTGAGGTGCTGAACATGAAGATTCCCCGGTTCGAGTTTTCCGGGGACTGGCAAACCTCGATAGGCAACCCGGCCAAGAGCGGCGTGTGGATTATTTGGGGAGCCAGCGGAAACGGTAAGAGCAGCTTTGTGATGCAGCTGGCCAAGTACCTGTGTAGCTTCGGACGCGTAATTTATGACAGTTTGGAAGAAAGTACCGGTTTGTCGTTCCAGATGAGCCTGAAACGGCACAAGATGGGTGAAGTGAAAAAGAAGCTGATTATCCTTGACCGGGAACCGATGGAGCAATTGGAGGAACGGTTACGGCGCAGAGGCAGTCCCGGAATCGTGATTATCGACAGCTTCCAATACAGCGGCTTGAACTACAAAACCTACAAGGAGTTCAAGGAACGTCATCCCAAGAAACTGTTTATCTTCATCAGCCATGCCGAGGGGCTTCATCCGGCAGGTAGAAGCGCCCGCAAGGTGGAATATGATGCCGATGTGAAAATCATGGTAAGCTGTTTCAAAGCCTGGTGCAAAAGCCGCTTTATGGAGCGGCCCGGTGAGCCCTACGTGATATGGGAAGAAGGTGCTGCCAAAACATTGAAGGACGATAATATGGAGGATTATTTGAATGATGGAATGGGAGAATAAGCTGTACCAGATACTCCTGAAAGGACAGGAAGCGGAGGCCGTGGTGGACGATTGGGTAGAACGTAACATACAAAGCGACCTCCGTCTGCGCAGGGCCAAGACAAAGGGACACGTAGTGATAGAAACCAGGGATGTGATGTTTGCTCGGAATATTCAGGTATGGCATCCGTCCTGCCAAATAAACATTAAAGATTTGAAGTGATGGAAAAGAAAGAAGAAAAGAAAGTGTGCTGCATCTGCGGCAAAGAGTATGAGGGCTACGGATACAATCCGTTCCCGGTGAAAGAAGAAGGCTGCTGCTGCCAATCGTGCAACTACAGTGTGGTGGTTCCGGAACGGTGGGAACGACACAAGGCTTTTCAACGTGGTGAAGCGACCGGTGCCGGGAAAGTGTACATCAGCGGAGCCATCGCGCACTATGATATGAATGAGCGCAAGGAAGCCTTCAGCCGTGCCGAGGAGAAACTGATGGCACAAGGCTATGATCCTGTAAACCCTTTCAGGAACGGATTGCCGGATGAAGCTCATTGGAGAGCCCACATGCGGGCCGACATTGCCCTGTTGCTGGCTTGTGACTATATCTACATGCTGAAGGACTGGGAACTGAGCAAGGGAGCCAAACTGGAGCTTGACGTAGCCAGTTCGTGTGGCATTAAAGTATTGTTTGAATAACCTTTTAATAGTGAATGTATGGAAGAAAAACAGAAAGTTCAGGTCGTATTTGAATTTGACCGTTCCGAGTATGACGCGTATCTCTTTTTGATGAATCAAAAGAAGACGAAAGAGGTAGAGCAAATATGGAACACCATGAGCGGTGAGCCTGTGGTTGCGGATATTGATTTGTTTGAAGAGGACAGCCAGTCTGTAAAACTTATGATGATAAGTTTGGCAATTCTTTCAGTGGAGAAAAAAGTGAAAGGATGATATGGCACAGGAAGTAACCAATTTCGCCCGGTTCTATGCATTGTTCAACAAACTGCCTTATCAGGGCGATCGGGAGGAATTCAAAAAACAAATCGTGCTGCAGTACACGTGGAACCGGACAGACAGTCTGAAGGAAATGACGGCCAAGGAGTATGAAGTTTGTTGTACTGCTCTGGAGAAACTGAGCGGACAAGACGAATGGCGGCAGAAACTTCGCGAGGAACTGCGACGGAAACGCAGCGTCTGCCTGAAGCTGATGCAACAGTTGGGTATAGACACCACCGACTGGAACCGGGTGAACGAATTCTGCAACAACCCCCGGATAGCCGGCAAGCCCTTTGTTCAGGTTAGTACAGCCGAGCTGGAACAACTGGCCATCAAACTGCGGGCTATCCAACGAAAAGGAGGTTTAACCGATAAATAGAGCAATATGGATAAAAAAGCACATGAAGCGCTTGAGCGCATAAGAAAAGACGTGACCCTTACGACATCCGATATGGAGAACCAGGATGCAGCGGAGTTTTTCAACGAACTGGCCGACTGGGCGTATGCCAATGGGGAGGCCATGCTGATAGACGATGAACCGGAAAAGCAGGATGATTATGAGGATAGATGACCAAGACAAGCTGATAAAAGCGGGGTTCTGTATAATACGAAAGGATGATTATCCAGGCCCGAGGATAAAGATGTGTACCGGCATAAACGGTGGCTGGAAGACATACAAGAAGTTTGAAACCAAAGCAGAAAGAGACAGGACATTCGCTTTGCTGCTGAAGGATGACAAAGTAATAGCTGATTAACAACTAAAATGATTTAAAATGGAAAAGAACAATCAAAGTGTGGACATCAAGTCCCTGAGTAAAGAACAGCGAGCAGCCCTCATGGCCCAGCTGCAGCAAGAAGAGAAAGAAGACCGCATCGCCCGTCGTGAAACTTACGAGGCATTACGCGGTGAGTTTATGCACGAAGTAAAGACCAACGTTCTTGAGATGGTGAATGCCGTGACCGGGTTCCGCGGATGGCTGGAAAAAGAAGCCGATGCCTTTACCAAGGTGATGAAGGAATACGGCCAGGTGAAAAGCGACGAACAGCGCAGCTATACCATTACGGACGGAGACTTCCGTCTGGAAGTGAAAAGCAACAAGGTGAAAGGCTTCGATGAACGAGCCGACATGGCAGCCGACCGTCTGATTGACTATTTGAAGCGCTACATGCAGAACAGCGAGAAAGGTTCTGATGATCCGATGTATCAGATGGCCATGACCCTGCTGGAGCGCAACAAGATGGGCGACCTGGACTACAAGAGCATTTCAAAGCTGTATGAACTGGAAGATAAGTTCGATGAAGAGTATGCAGACATCATGCGCCTGTTCAAGGAAGCTAATGTAGTGCAGCGCAATGCCACCAACTACTACTTCAGCCGCCGCAACCCTGAAAACGGCGTATGGACCCGCATTGAACCCAGTTTCTGCCGTTTGTAGCCGAAACCCGTTAACCCTATAAACAGAAAGCGCCGCAGTTGTTATAATTGCGGCGCTTTTGTTCTTAAAATAGATGGAAATCAGTTATTTTTGTAAGAGAAATAAAATGTATGGGCAAAGGACGGGATAAAGAACTGATCAAGCTGCGTGACGAGGCACTATGCCGTCGTTACTACTATTGGACAGAAATACAGCGGTTGCGGTTCGACGATGCTTTAAAAGTGTTGTCGGAGCGCGAATTCTTTATATCCGAGGAACGTATCATGACCATCATCCGCCGGAAATCACGTGAGGGAACAGACTACAATCTGAAGCCTGTTCCCAAGGTGAAAGCCCCCCGTCTGACTGCCGCCCAGCTGGAACTATTCCCCATAAGATGACGGCATGGCCGATTCATCGTGCAGTGTGAATGAGAACGTCATTTCATAGACCTTGATGTAATGCGGCATGGCATACGAACGGCTTTTCTCGCGTACCAGCGGCGAAGCGTTGTCCGTGCATTGCAGACACTGCAGCGACTTGTATAATTTCTTGGCCAGCTGCTGCCTTTCCCTCACCTTGTCATACGTGCCGGATGCGTAGCTTGTATCGTCGTAACAATCGATGGCCAGCCGGACGGTCAGTGCGGATTCGCTTTTCTGTGCCCCGTATCCGAGGTCGTGCCAGTCGGAGTTTGTATTTCCGATTAATACACAAGGGAAAGTGACCGGGTACTGGTCCTCTTCTGCTCCCATTTCCAATTGTCCGTAGTCCTCGTCGATGAGAGAGAGTTCCGGCATTTCCTGTGCAATCTGTTCCATGATTGCGATAAAAATTTCGTCCATATCGTTATTGGTTTAAAATGTTGGTAATTTCCTGGTCCACCTTTTCCCGGATACGCCGGTTCAATTCTTCGCTTTCGCCCATGAACTGGCGCTGCGGGATGCGGATGTGCAGTTTCTTTTTTTGGGTAAGCGCCATGTTCCTCCAGAACTGTGCCTGCGGATTCAGTTCCTTCGGCTTGGAACGTTGTTTGACGCGTTTCTTTTGCCCTGTGCCGGCTTTTTTCCTTTTTCCCGAAGCCTTGTAGAACTTGGCCCATGCAAAGCGCCTCATACGGTCTGTGACGGTGACATCGATTTCCCCGCCCCAGTTGTTGATGGGTGCATAGACCACCTCGTTGAATACCCTTACCCGGTAGTCTGCAGGTGTATATCCGACCGATTTGAACAGATGCTTCCTGCCGGAGAGCAGCGTGCCGTAGTTGCTGGCGGCATCGGAACCTCCCGAGGACAGCCGTTTGGCTTTGGGCCAAGGGTGAAGACCGCCATTGACAAATCCACCCTGCCGGAAGTTGTCCTGAAAATGGTCTTTGGCCATTCGTCCTACCATGACCGGCATTTTGCGTCGCATCATGCTATCCAGTCTGTCACGTTTCCGCTTTATCAGTTCTGCAAAATCTTTTATGTCCATAATCATCAGTAATTCAAGAATAATTTATAACTTTGCAACCAAGGCTTTCAATATGCCTTTTATGCGTTATGAATATACCGGAACAAGTAAAGAACGAGGCCCGTACGCTTATTGAGCAATACGGTGACACCTTCGAATACCTTGGTATTTATGAAGGCCAGGAAGCCTATGTGTTCAAGTTTCCGGAAGACTCCTGTACCGGTTATCCTTTCGTCTATCTGTATGACGGTAAAGACGCGACCGAAATAACCGGTCCGTTATCCCTTGACGTTATCGATTCATGTATCGAAAATATCGAGGAAGGAGACATCGAATAATTTATTGTCAATTCTCAGGACTCCCCTGCAGCTGTGGGAAGTCGCAGCTCCTATTTCACATAAATATTTCACATCTTTCCATTCCATCCCGGAACCGGCAGAATTGTCGCTTTGGGGTTCTATGTACCTTAGTTCGCCGTCTGCGAACCGTTGCAGGATTGTAGCATGCCCGCCCCCGCTTTTCCAGCCGATGCACAATTCATACACGCCTTCTTCCTTACATACCTCATTGAAATACTCCATGTACCTTTTAGGGGTCATTTTCAGGTATCCTTTGTGCGCAAGCCAGCTGTTTATACTTATATGTTGCGCCGGAGTACCGTCGGTGTTTTTCCAGACTTCAAAAGCACGTCCATTACTCAGGTATTCAAGTTTAGACCCTGCGACATTGCCTTTGGCGGTAATATCCCATCCACGTAATCGTAAAGCGTATGCCGGTGCGCAAGTCTGGCAGTTGATACTGTATGGAGTATCCCGTTTTTTATCGTAATCGCTGTTCTTCCGGTATCTGTTTCCCCTTTTATCGCGGTATATTCCTTTGGAATCCAATATATACTCTTCCACATGTTTGGGATTTGCATTCTGTTTGTCCGCCTTATCCACATCCATAGGTTTCCCTTTTTTGATTTTAAGAGCCTTTTCCATTTCGAGGTTGTTCCGGGCAATGGCCATTTTTTCCTCCCCGGTAAGGTAGTCCGGCATTTCCGCAATCATCTCGTCAATACGGGCCATAAGTTTATCCACCGCTTTTTTGGCACCCTTGTGGGCTTCCGCCTGATATGGATGATTGTCTGAAAACAGTTTACCGTCTTTCCCCGGGTTGTTATCCAGTCCGGGCTGGGGCTTGTTCTTGTCGTCTTCGTCCTCCGGAAGCGGTGTAGGTTCTTCATCGGTGGCCGTGAGGTCACACTTGCAGTTCCAACGGTCGCCCGGTCGGTGGATGTTCCAGAACGTGTCATCAATCGGCCGGATGGTATTCCAGAACGGGCGGTGGTCAGCCCCCGGATGAATGGAGGTGGACGGTAGCCATTTGAGGTTGGGCAGAATATCGCGTTCGCGCAGGAACTGTTGCCAGTCAGCCGCCTGATGCGCCCGGATGACCGCCGTATCATACTCCGTCCGCAGCCAGTGACGAACCTGATGGGAAGCAATGGGCAAGACTTCCTGTACCCATTTGTCGAACGGTTTTAAAATGCCGTTTGAATCCAATAAAAGTCGTGCCATGTCATTCTGCATACGATGTACCTTGAATGCCGAGAATACGGCATTGTTCCGGAGTATGGCATTTCTGAAATCCTCGTCCGGAGTAATGGCCTTGGATTTGCTGAACCCTTCCTTTGCCGCCTTGTCCATCTTTGCCCATATTTCATTGAACAGGTTGATTTCGATTTCGGTTGCCGGATGAAAGTCCCTGCTGTATATGTTCAGCAAGGCACGCCGCAGCACCTCTTCGGAGAAGTCAAACTCCATGGAGATGCTGCCATTATCAGCCGCATACAGTCTGTCGACTACCAGTCTAAAGCTGCCCCGTCTGCCGGGGCTTTCACGAAAAAACCTTTGAGCCAGTTCCGGAAGTTTCTTTTCTGTTTCGGTGTCGGTTCATCATCCCGTCCCTTATTCGCTGGCTCCGGCTCCTTCTTCGGGCTTGGAATCTGGTCGGCTTGTTCAGCCGTCTTTTGTTCCGCCTTCAGCTGCTCGTAATTGGCCGGTTTGTCGATACCGAATTCCTCATAGAGATAGTCGTCGTCGATGGGGATGTTGAAGTTCTTCTTCAGCTGCGTGAGGATGGATATTTTGGTACCGGCATCCGTTTCCTTCGGTTCGGGGAAACAGAACGTACCCCCTTCGGTGTTGATGCCCATGCGCAGCAGAATGTCCGTCATGTCGTAATTCAGCACGTTGAGCACGTACTTCCGGTCGGCCTCCAGTACCTTGTCCTCTACTTTCTTATGAACCGTACCCAAAGCCTGCGTGCCTTTTTCGGACGATTCGGTGGTCAGCGTATTGCCCAGTATCAGTTTGGAAATTTCGTTGTTGCACCGCTCGCAGAGGCGTTCATAGACATCGGCAGACCCTGTTTTGTTTCCGGCTTCCGTGAGTTTGAGTTCCGTGTCCTTGGCATGGAAGAACTGCGCCAGACTTCCGGCATTGGCCGCATCCTCCATGGCCCGCTGGCGTGACTCGTCGTCGTCGGAATCATAGATATATTCCTGGATAGGCATGCCGAATACCTCGGAGAACTGTGCCCAGTCGCCCGTAGTGTTACGTTTGTAGATGACCCAAGGTGCAGCCTTGGCCAACAGCCCCAAATCGGACGGTGAACCCACAAACAGCAGGTCGGTATATTCATTCCAGGAATGGCCGGTAATGTCCGTCTGGTGGCGCAGGATGAGTTCCCTGACCGGATCCACATGCTTGCGTGGTACCAGGTCATAATCCACCCACTCCTGCAGCTTGTAGAACTGGCAGAGCGAGAAGCCCCAGAATTTCGCATCAAGGATGTCACCCACCAGCCGGTTGAACCAGGGCGACTGTATCTGTTCGTTGATTTTATCGTCGGGCTTCCCGTCCACCCGGAATTCCATGTTGGAGCACAGCACGGCATTCTTTCGCTTTTCGAGCACACAGGAAAGGTGGGTATCCATCAGAATGTCCTCGTAGAGGTCATAAAGTTTGTAACGTCGCGAGAAATCGACATTCTCGGCCACCCTTACGGCTGCCATGTAGTCGGAAATGTCCAGCCCGAAGCGTTTGGGCTGTGTGAGCACAATCACATTCGGTCTCTTTTGTCCCGGCAACGTGAAGTTTCCCCCTACGGTGATGATGCCGGCTTTGTTGTTTTTTCTGTTTTTCTTTTTCATGATGCTTGCTTTTTACCAGTGGTTCGTTCGTTTGCGGTTGCTTTGAATGCGGAAATCCGACCTGCCCGCCCTTTGTTCCTCGGGCAGCAGCGGAGCCCCTTCGATTGAAATGTCCTCGTCGGCCACCGCCTTCATCCATTCCACCGCCCGTTCGTAACGATCCTTGCGTACCTGGGAAAGTTTCTGCGGGTTGTGGATGCAGAAGATGTGATAGACCGCCATGTCGATGACCATCATCAGCACGAGCTGGTTACGGTTCTCGCCGGTGGCTGCAAAAATCTTGTTGCAGTCGTAGCGTTTGCCCAGATAACACCGCATTTCGGCAATGGCCCTGTCCTCGCAAACCTCAATGACCGTTTCGTCTTCGCGAACCAGTGCGTCGAGGATGTCTCGGTGGATGCTCGCATCGTAATCGGTAAGTTCAACAAATTTGCTCATAGTCCTATTGTTTTAGAGTTGTCATAATCTTTTCTTATTCCGTTTTCTTACATCCTTCCGTGATCGGAATACGGGCGGTTCAATGCGCCTGATCAGTTCGTCAATGATACGGTTCGCCCCTTCGACCGCATCCGGTCCGTCGGCCGGATAGCGCATGGTCAGGGTGAACAACTTGAATTGATCCTCCAGTTCCTTCATGTGCGGATTGTCCCGTTCAGCCTCGTTGAGGATGAGGTTCCCCTCGCGGTTGAGCGGTTCAAGGTTGGCCTCGATGCGCGTAGCCTTGTCCGTCTTCTTCTCCTCGTCGCCCCGGATGAACAGCGCAATCTTCTGTTCGCGGCGTACTTTTGCCACCAGCGGTTTGAACACCTGTTGGAAGAAAGGGTCCTGCAGCTTGTTGTTCTCCATGTAGCAATAGACATTGGTCTTGCCCCCGACAAATTCAAGCATCCGGACATACCAGTCAATGAACTCCGCATTGAGCGCCTGTGCCAGGAAAGTCTTGATGACGTAAAGCCTGCCACCCAATTTGCCACAGAGCGAAACCGTCTTGAAGGATTTGCCTTTCTTACCCTTGCTTTCGCCCGGTGCCGGGTCGCCATACACCACGAGGAACTTGAATTTGGAGAGTGCCGGAACCTTGCCGTATGCAATGTTTTCGAATACCTCTCCCACGGAAATCGGGTTGTTGAAATATTCTCCCTGTGCCGCCTTTTTGGATATTTTGGACAGTGTGCGGTCGATGTCCTCTTCCGAGTTCTTTTCCGGCCATGTGGAAAAACCGTTTTTGTCGCGGATGTTCACGATGTCCCAGGAGTCGGCCATTTCGCCCGCCCTCACCACGCAGCAGTCCTTGGCGATGATGTTTCCGCAGAAGATGACCAGTGTAGGTTCGGAAATGGACCTTGTGGGATACAGCGCATTTTCCCACCAGTCCCAGCGCTTCTGGATGATGTCCGGGTTCTTGGTATCCTCGTCCGTATCAAAGTCATCGACCAGCAGTACGTCGGGACGTATGGCCTCGTTTCGCGAACCACGCGGAGATTGTCCGGCACCCAGTGCGCGGAAAGAGACCTTCCCTTTGGTGGTGAATTCATCCTCGGTCCATGAGCCCGGCAGTTCCTGTTTGCCGTAGTATGCCATGATGCGTCCGTTGGCTTCGAGATTGGCCCGGTAGGGATCGAGCAGGCGCACCGCATTGTCCTTGCTGTTGGAGGTCAGAATCACATTCTTTTTGCGTCCGGTAAGCGTGAGATTCATGACGATGAACATGGTGACGGTGGATTTGGCCAGCTCACGGCTCCAAGAAAGCACCTCAAACCATTCATCGTGTGCAATGATCCGCCGGATAGCCTTTTTCTGGAAGTCGGCAAATTCATATTTGACATAATTCGGAAAAAAGAACTTGATCCATTCTATGGGATGTTTCTCAAGATATTCCCGGTGTTTTTCCCGTTCGGCTGCCGTCATGTTCCTATCGACCGGTGTAGCCCTTGCGATGTCTTCTTTGTACTTCTCCCAATCGAGGAGAGCGAGTCTGTCAGTCTGTTTCATTGTCTATCCCTTTATAATTTGTCTTTAATGTACGCATCGGCCAGGCGTGTAATTTCCTTTGCCTTTTCGAGGTCGGCCGCCCGTACCCAGTCGATGAGCCCGGTGAGGACACTGATGATGTCGGCAATGCCCACTTCCTGCTCCATGTTGCGTATGGCCGCCGACAGTTTCCCGAGGATGTCAGCCTCCTTGGATGAGGGGAACCGTTCCCCTTCGGGCCGTTCGGCGATGGCCTTGTTTATTTCGGCCACCTGCCGGTAGAGGTTAGCCACCTGTTCCTGCCTTGTGAGCGTAAGCCCCACCTTCTGTTCCTCCCACTTCCCGGCCCGTACCCAGTTGGACACGGACACCCGTGACACGCCCACCCGGTCGGCGATTTCCTGCTGTGTGAGGTTTTCCTTGAGGTACAAAGTTTTTGCCCATTCCTTTTTCTGGGCATTCGTCAAATCTGCCATAAATCGTCCTTTTTAGTTGTAAATCACGTTACAAAATTGCATGAAAAAGCGGGGTTTGTAAAAGCGCGTACGCATGATGACGGGTTACAGCGTTATGATAACGCCAGAAAACGTTATGATGCGGACGCGGTTTCTTGGTGCCATGGGAATGTTCTATTTTCGCACCATCGAAAGGCGGGGAAACCGCTGGTAAAGACATGACGATGAGCAGATTTTTCAATATTACAACGAGTGACGACGGCACCAGTACGATATTCCTGTACGGGGACATCGGAGACTATACGGAGGTGCAAAGCGGGCGCATAGCCCAGGAACTGATGGAAGCCGAACGCGTGAGCCGACGCATCCATGTGCGTATCAACAGCAACGGCGGGGAAGTGTACAGCGGCATTGCGATATTCAACGCCCTGCGCCATAGCCAGGCCGACATCCGCATTTATGTGGATGGCATAGCCGCCAGCATGGCCAGTGTGATAGCCCTTTGCGGCAAGCCCGTAGAAATGAGCAAATATGCCCGTCTGATGCTGCACAGTGTGAGCGGCGGGTGTTACGGCAACAAGCAGGACCTGCAGCGTTGCATGGAAGAGATAGAAAGCCTGGAAGGCAGCTTGAGTGAAATCTATGCCGAGCGGCTGGGCATGAGCAAGGAAGAAGTGAAACAGACCTATTTTGACGGCGAGGACCATTGGCTGACCGCCAAGGAAGCCCTGGACCTTGGTTTCATAGACGACATCTATGATGCAGACCCCGTGCCGGCAGACAGTACACCGGCGCAGATATATACTTTATTCAATAACCGGCTCGTTGAGCCACAAAAAAACAGAGAAGACATGAATCTGGAAGACGTAAAGAAACGCCCGCGCTTCAAGGACTGCGCGAGTGATGCGGATGTGTTCCGCCTGATGGACCAACTGGAGGAAGAGGCAGGCAAGGTACCTATCCTTACGAAAGAGAACACCGACCTGAAGGCCAAGGTGAAGACCTACGAAGACAAGGCTGAAGCCGAAGACCTTGCCGCCCGCAAGCAGCTGCTTGACGCAGCCGAGCAGGACGGTCGCATTGATGCGACTACCCGCCCCATCTACGAAAACCTTTTGGCCAATGACCGCGAGAACGGCGAAAAGGCCCTGGCCCAACTGCCGGTAAAGCGCCGTGTGATGGAAGACCTGCATCTGGAACCGAATGGTGAAGAAAGCCCCTGGAACAGGCGTATGCGAGAAATTAAGGACAAACGTAAAAAGTGATTGAACTATGGCAATAATTGTAAGAAACACGAATTACAGCGGCGAGGTACTGGAACAGTTGCTGACGCTTGCCGCTACGAGCAATGAGATTGTGGAAAAGGGGCTGATCATGGTGATTCCCGGTGTGGAGAAGAAAATCAGCCTGCCGCGCCTGAAGACCGGCAAGATGCTCCAGAAGCGCAAGGAGAACCCCGGCGTGGAGGATTCGAAGGGCAACTTCAACTACGACGAAAAGAGTCTTGACCCGGTGGACTTCATGGCCTTTACGGTGTTTAACCCCCGCACGTTCGAGAACATCTGGCGCAAATGGCAGCCGAAGGGCAACCTGGTATTCTCGGAACTTCCGCCCGAAGCGCAGAACGCCCTGCTTGCCGAGTTGGCCAAGCGGGTACAGTTTGAACTGGGTGACCACTATGTGAACGGTGAATATGGGGATGATGACGACCACTTGTTTAACGGCATCCTGACCCAGATGGCCAAGGATACTGAGGTGATTGTGGTGGACAGCGCAGAATCGACCATGCTGGGCAGACTGAAAGCCATGCGTGCGAAGATTCCCGTGGCCATCCGCAACAACCCGGACCTCCGCATTCTGATGAGCGTGAACGACTTTGACAAGTATGATGACGAGCTGACCCAGCGCGAGTCCAAGAACACGAGCGAAACCGATGTGAATGCCCGTCGCTACAAGGGCATTACCATTGAGACGCTTGCGGCCTGGCCCGATGATCTGATTGTGTGCACCCTCTGTTCGCCCGATGCCGGCGGCAACCTGTTTGCGGCTGTGAACCTGCAGGACGATGAAGACGTGATTCAGATTGACAAGATCTCGAACGCGAGCGAACTGTACTTCTTCAAGATGCTGATGAAGGCTGACACGAACATTGCCTTCGGTGAAGAAGTGGTGGTGCTGGACAAGCGAAGCAACCCCGTGTTCAAGGCGAGCGAGAAGAAGATTTCAGTTGACCCTGCCAGTGTGACCCTTGAGGCAACCGGTGGCAGTGAAGAAGTGACCGTGACCGCCAGCGGAGAATATGAGATAGGCAGTGCCCCTGCCGGCTTCAAGGTGGAAGCGACGGATAAAGGCGTGAAGATTTCGGCCGGTGCAAACAGTGGCAGTCAGAAAACCGGTACACTGACCCTTACGCTCAATGCCGACCGCAGCAAGACGGCCAAGATTACCATTACCCAAAACCAGAAAGGATAAGATGGTATGGCAAAATTGAAGTATCTGGTAATTCACTGTACGGCAACCCCGGAGGGGCGTGAGGTATCATCGGCGGACATCCGGAAGTGGCACACTTCGCCCGTAAGCCAGGGTGGCAGAGGTTGGAAACAGGTGGGCTACACCGACCTGTTCCACCTGCAGGGCGGTGTGGAACGCTTGGTGAACAACAACGAGGATGCGCAGGTGGATCCCTGGGAAGTGACCAACGGAGCCAAGGGGTACAACAGCGTGAGCCGCCACATTGTGTATGCCGGCGGTGTGGCCAAGGACGGCAAGACCCCGAAGGACACCCGCACCGGCTGCCAGAAAAAGGCACTGGAGAAGTATGTGAAGGACTTCCATCGCAGATTCCCGGATGTGCGCATTGTGGGACACAACGAGCTGGCGGCCAAAGCCTGCCCCAGTTTCGATGTACAGAAATGGCTGAAAGAAATAGGTATTAACCAATAATAAAAGAAGCAATCAATGAAACGAATTATGCTGTTTATGATGCTGATGCTGGGAACAGTATCGGCTGTGATGGCCCAAGGGGCCGATGTTCCGGCAACGGACTATGACGCAATGATTGGCTCCTTTGCCGGTTTCGTCGGCGGTGTGGTGGTGCTTACTGAAGGGTTGAAAGGTTTGTTCCCCAACATGAAAGGCTGGGTGACGCAGCTGGTGAGCTGGTGTGTGGGCTTGGTGTGCGCGATGCTACTGTGGTGGCTTGATGCCGGATTTGTGAGTGATGTGAGCTGGGACATTGCCTTGCTCTATGGTTTTGGTGCCTCACTTGTAGCCAATGGGGTAGCCGACACGGGACTGGTGCAATGGGTTATCGGACTATTCCGAAAGAAACGCGAGGAAGCAGAATAAAAGGTTGACTGACTAAAAAACGGGTGGTATGGACTTTAGCGAGATCATGAACATTATTCTTAGCGGCGGCCTTGTGGGCACTGCAGCAGCCATCGGTTCCCTGCGTGCTACGGTGAGGAAAGCGAAAGCGGAAGCGATGAAAGCCGAAGCCGACGCAGAGGGTGTGCGTGT